CATTTTCATCTAAAATATAACCCAATACTTTCATTTCAAAATTTTGAACATAAAATCTACGTCTATCAAAATCAGTAACCTGACTTTCATCACCAATATTCTCTAAATGTATTGGCATTGGATGACCACTTACGTTGATGTAGTATTGTCTTGATTGAAAAGTAAATTGAGTTTTTCTATTAAACATATTTAAATCTCTCATCCTATTACAGAAAAACCTAACTTCATAAGTTATATCAACTGAAGTTGGTTGAGGGATTTTATACATATCAGCACCTTTTCTACCACCTATATAGGTAGGTACTTTCATATAAGTGTATAGTTTATGGCCTGGAATATTCCATAATCCATTTTGATTTGTTCCAACTTGAATATCAGGTTGTCTAACTATAGTAATGAAGGGAATTTTAATATTTTTGAATTTATCAGCTGTATCCCAAGTTTTATAGAATTCAGCCCATCTTTGGATGGTTAAAAAATAAACAGGGACCTTTACCCCATTAATTTCTATTTCTAAAATTTTATCAACAAAATTAATAAATGTTTGGTCGATATCTTCGTAATAGATACTTTTAGGTAAATAACTTCCTTTATAATCTATATTATCAAGATAATCTTGCCTTTTTTCAGGTCCGATATTTTGATTTATAAATTTTATATTTTTTTTATATCCTTGTGGCATACTAATAAATATAAATGCTTCACTTTATTCTTCCGTAAATCGAATATTACCCCTGTTAATAGTTGGGATATGTTCGAAATCTTCTTCATCTAAAATATATCCCAATACTTTCATTTCAAAATGTTGAACATAGAATCTTCTTTTGTCGAAATCATCTTTTTGACTCTCATCACCAATTTTCTCTAAATGAATTGGCATTGGGTGTGCATTTACATTAATATAAAACTGTCTAGAGTTAAAGGTTGTTTGAACAATTGTGTGTAATTTATTCAAATCTTTCATTCTATTACAGAAAAATCTAACATCATAAGTAATATCAACCGAAGTTGGTTGAGGAATTTTATATGTGTCCATACCCTTTCTACCATCAATAAAAGTAGGTACTTTCATGTATGTATAGACTTGTTGGCCTGGAATATTCCATATACCCGCTTGGTTAGTACCTACCTGAATATCAGGTTGTCTAACTACGGTAATGAAGGGCATTTTTAAGTTTTTAAATTTATCTGAAAATGACCATGTTTTAGAGAATTCAGCAAACCTTTGAATGGTTAAGAATCTTACTGGCACTAATTCACCATCAATTTCTAGGGATAATTCTTTATCAATAAAATCGATGAATGTTTTATCGATATCTTCATAGCTCACACCCTTTGGCAGGTACGTACCTTTATAATCTATATCATCAAGGTAGTCTTGTCTTTTTTCAGGTCCGACATTTTGATGTATAAAATTTACTTTTTTAATAAACCCTTTTGGTAGTGGCATAATTTATTTTTTTTATATTCCTTTGAATTCATCTTCATTGGCAAAAGTACAATTGATAATTCTATAAGCACCTTTATAACCCATTATTGTGTGAGCGTTGTCGTAATTCTTTTCACCAGCATTAGTCACATTAAAATAAACAACGTCCGATTCATCAATTGGATACGCTATATAATCACCAACAGTTATATCAACAGCCAATTCGTTTAAATGTTGTACATAAACAATGAAAGTTAAATTACCATCTTCAAGATAACGCATGGAATCTGGATTATATGTTTTATTTTCAGCTTTATCTATAATCGGAACTATATAAATCTCAACGGGAGGTAGAAAATTGATTTCACTAGCACTTGCTTCACCATATAAATCATCAACCTGGGTTGTTTTCCTATCAACTCTATATAAAATTACAGTAAAATTTCCATCACCTTCTATCGCTTCACGACCTAAAGAAATTTCCAAATCAAAATCTCTTTTAGAAAAAAATTTGTTGATTCTTTTAATTGGTACCAACTTTTTCATATTTAAAATATCTTTTTTTACATTTTTTATTATTAGTTATACATTTTGATAAGTAACCAATATTAATATTATTATCTAAAGCACATTTACTTAAACTATCCCATTCATTAATTTTATCACCATCTTTAAATTCAAATACTTTTTTAGAGTTTTTTTTGGAAATGATATTTCTAATTTTCATTGTGTGAGATAAACCAAAAAAATGGTTATTATCACCCTTTTTAACTTCACTCATTTTTTTTAAAGTTTCCTTAGAATGTTTTTTACCTTTTCTAAGACTACTCATCTTTTCTCTAGTTTCCTTAGAGTGTTTTTTACCTTTTTTATCTTTTTTAAGTCTACTCATCTTTTCTCTAGTTTCCTTAGAGTGTTTTTTACCTTTTTTAGCTTCACTCATTTTTTTTAAAGTTTCCTTAGAAAATGTAATCCCCTTTCTAGTTTCACTCATTTTCTTTATTGTTTCTTTAGAATGTTTTCTGTTAAGAGTTACTCCATTTCGACCACCAACTGATATATTATAACCAATTTCTTTTTTCCTACTTTTAAGTTTTTCAGTGAACTACCCACCCACGGCGAGCCGATGGGTTGGGCTTCAAGTTTCATAGACTCGACCAACGTCAACACCTCCACTTGTTTTTGTTTATACTCCGATTGCATCCCAAAACCAGAGTTAATAAAAATATACAACTTTATTTTTAAAAGTCAAATCTTTTTGTTGCTTACATCCCATTCACGCTAAAGCGATGAATGGGTTTTACGCTCCGTTTTATAAAACTTATTTGTTGATTCTTTTAATTGGTATTTTATTTCTATTTGCACCCATAACTCTTAATCATATATTGATAAATATTTCATATTATATAAATAGTCCCAACTATTTACTTTTTCATTAAAATTTAGTATATTAACAATATAATATATTGTTATAAAAATAATTAATTTGATAAATTTAGAAGACATAAAGAGTAGAGGTGCAGTAACCTTATTACAAACATATACAGGGATTAACCCATACTTAAAAGACTTGCAAAGTAAGTTAAGAAAAAATGATAAAATAACTTTAACTGAAGGTCAAGTTGAATATATAAATAAATTTCATGATGTGGAACCACAAGTCCTAAATCGTGTGATTAGGATTAACCCATTTCTAGGTGAATCATTAAAAGATAAATACAGTTTATCTTTTGTACCTGAGCGTATGCTAATTCAAGCAATGTTGGCTGACCAAGAAAAGACATATCACGTTTATGGTAAGCTAACACAAAAACAAAAACAATCCAAAATGTATTGGTTACCAAAAACAATGGTTTTGGATGACCCATATTTTACTGAATGTGAAATTGAAATTGATTGGGGTAAATATGAAGAATTAGACACTGATGGCCGTCACCCATATGAGCATCAAAAAAGTGGTATTGAGTTCTTAGCGTGTAGAGATGGTGCAATCTTAGCTGATTCGATGGGCCTAGGAAAAACTTATCAATCAATTATCGCTGCATTAGAAATGGATATTAAAAAAGTTTTAATAATTTGTCCAGTGAGTATGAAAATTACTTGGCAACGAGAAATAGAAAGTTTTAAACAAAAAGCTACGATTATTAATGGTAGTAAGTGGTCTCACGTTGGTAGGTTTACCATTATAAATTATGAAATACTTAAAAACTTTCACAGTATAGGTAAACCTAAAAAAGAAGGTGACCCTTGTTACACCAATATAATTGATGAAGATTATGATTTGATGATTTTAGATGAAGCTCATAAGGTTAAAAACCCCAAAGCTCAAAGAACCAAATTAATCAATGATATTGTTTCTAAAGGTCAAATCGGTAAAGTGTGGTTATTAACAGGTACACCAATTGCTAATAGACCTATGGATTTCTTCAATTTATTAAAATTGGTTAAATCACCATTGGCTGATAATTGGAAGTTCTTTGCTCAAAGATATTGTGATGCTAAAAGATTTTATAAAGTAATAAACGGAGTTAAAAGACAGATTTGGATAACTGATGGTGCTTCTAATTTAGATGAATTAGGAATTAGAACTAAAAACAACCTTTTAAGAAGATTAAAAACTGATGTTTTGGATATGCCAGATAAAACCATTACCACAATGTATCATGATATGTCAAAACGTGGTTGGGCTGAATATGAAAACCTTTGGGAAGAATATTTAGAGAAAAAGGCGGCTGAAGGTAAGCGAGTTAGTTTAAATAAAGATTTGGTTGAATTAGGTCTTTTAAGAAAGTTTATTGCTATGGAAGTGATACCAAAAACAATCGAATTAGCTGAAGATGCCATAGAACAAGGTCAAAAAATCGTTATTTTTACTACTTTTACTGATGAATTGGAAGAATTAGCTGAACATTTCGGAAATCAATGCGTTATACATAATGGTAGAATGAATTCAACTGAAAAACAAAAATCAGTGGATAAATTCCAAACCAATAAGAAATGTAAGGTATTTATTGGAAATATAGCTTCTGCGGGTGTTGGTATTACGTTAACTGAAGGTACTGTGGTTATCTTTAATTCATTCAGTTGGGTGCCAGGGGATAATGAACAAGCGGAAGATAGATGTATATTTGGTGACCAATGGGTTATGACTGACGATGGTTATAAAATGATTCAAGAAATTGAAATTGGTGATAAAGTTTATACACATAAAGGTAAATTTAAAAATGTAATTGATAAAACTTCTAAATTAGAACGTAAAAAATTAAGATATGATATAAATGCTTTTGGATATAATAACAGTTTATCAGTTACACATGACCATAAATTATATGTATATGATAAAATATTAGATGATTTTATTTGGATTGAAGCAAAAGATTTAAATATTTTGAATCATTTTTTAACGATTAGAAGTGAACATCAACCAATAAGTAGATTAGAAGAATTAAAAATACCAAGTTTTAAAAGTAAGTACTTTAAAAATAATCACAATCTTTTACAAACCAATGGTAGGTTAGTTACTTTACCTAAAAGTGTTTTATTAACTAATGAATTATTATACGCTTTTGGGTTTTACATTGCTGATGGTTGGTGTAGTATTTCTGATAATAAATCAGATACAATTAATGTATGTCAAAAAATAACTAACCCTAAAATGTATGACGCTTCAGAATATATTATTGATATAATAAAAAGGGGTTTTAAAATTGATAAACATTCATCTTATGTTGATAAAAATAATACAAAAACTTGTACCATACATTCTAGTGAAATGGCAAATTTATTTAAAATGTGGTTCGGTGAAAATGTATATTCTAAACAATTACCATATTGGGTTGATTATTTAAATAATGAACAATTAAAACATTTATTAGAT